ACCGCTACCATTTCCACCACTGATAGTAATAGTGGGATTATCGACATAATCAAATCCACCATCTAGTATTTCAATTCTTTCTAAGATTCCTTCAACTTCACAATAAGCAGAAACTCCACTTCCAACAGCATCAGATACATTTAAATTTGGTGGATTAATAACATCATATTCACTACCACCAGAAGAAACATCTATTTTTTCAATAGGCCCATAGTAGACAACATCATTTGATTTGTAATTTAAAATTTCTACACCATTTACAAGAATACCAGTAAAACCTGGATTTGTTTCATAACTTATATCTTCATTTACTGGATTAGATAATTTTCTAATTAGTTTTTGTGGACCTAAAGTTTTATACGCAAAATTAGTATACTCTAAAACACTATCAACAACAGTTCCGGAAACAAAAATATAATTTTGATTGTAGATATTAGATTTACTTCTTGCTAACTTTATTGTATTATCATCTACTTTTTTTACAAAATAAACTCCTTCAGAAATATTTAAAGAATTTGACGAACTTTTTGGTCTATATGTTACAGAGTCTCCAGTATAAAATCCATGATTTGAAATATTAAGATTTTCTCCTAAGAAAGTCCCAGAAAAAGATACTGATCTATTATTAATGTTAAGTGGTTGCTCTAGATAACTTGGAAGTGAAGGTGCAGCAACATATAAAGAATTAGAATCCGAATATACATTTTGTACATTTGTAGTATAAATGTTTAATTCTGGATAATTATTTGAATTTACTTTCGATAAAATTTTCTGGATAGTATAATTTTTCTGCGAATTTAATTCACCTTGCCCTTTGATTACAAAAGTATTTTGATTTAAAATTGAAATAATTTGGGTATTCACTTCCAATCCATCATTAGAGATTATTTTTGCCGAATCTCCAACAACAAAATTGTGAGTATCAAATGTTCTTACTGAATATGAAAAATTAACATTGTTTTCTATAGATAAAGATTGAACATCATATGAAGTTGCTAAATTAAAAAACCAATTATTTGCTGGATATCCAGTTAATCCAATTCCTAGAGATTTGTTTCTAATAATATCTCCACTTTCATAATAAAAAGTAAATGGAGTTAAGTCTAAATCTGAAAGAACTCCAGTAACTCTTACTTTAACGACATTTGATGTGCTTAATCCAGAATAACCATATGCATATGCATCTAACCTTAAATCTTGAGTAGAAGTAATTAAGCGATCTATTCCAGAGCATCCAAAAAATTGATTTAATGATTTTGCTTCATATGTAATAGTGGAAGATGTTCCATCAGAATAATCTGCGATTAATGTACCACTACTTGGAAATCCAACCGTAGAATCTACATCAAGTGTAGTTGATCCAGTTGATACTGAGTTAATTAATTTTGTTTTAGGATGAATTGAAAATTTGCCGAAAATTGATCCTTTTACATTGATATCTTTATCAAAATCATAATCGAGACTTAAAACGTAATAATTCTTTCCTCCTCTTGTAATTTTTTGTACATCACTGATTGATCCTGTAGCACGACGAAAAATATCAGTTTGATCTTGAAATAGTGTTCTATTAATTAAATCTTCTGGGTTTCCATCTAATGCTTCTACTACAAGATCTCTAGTTACTCTGTACTGAGCATCTGATGGAATGAATAGATAATCTCTAGGTTTAATTACTTCTACGTCTTCTCCATATAATGCTCTAAATAAAATCTCAAAAGATTGATCGGTTCCTTTGGAAGAGTAAAAATCTTTAGATTGTTTAATAAAAAGATTTTCATTTATTCCAGAATAAAATTCTCTATCTTCAAATCCTGGAGTTACTTGTTTTTTTACTTTAGTGAAAAATTCTTTTAAGAAGAGTATACTTAAATTAGAAACAATAGTGCCTGATGAATGTGTAGATGATTCTGATTGAGAGAAAACTAACTCATCAGTTGTGTTTAATCCTTTATATGATTTAACACCACTGAAACCTCTAACACATCCAGTGAATGAGTTTGTGGTAATTCCTGTGTAAGTAATAATTTCAGAATCAATTTGAATTAGACCGTATGATTGTGGAAATCCATAGGTCGTTTCTACATTAATAGTATCATCAATAAAATCTATATCATTTGAAAGAGTTGTGGAATCTGTAAGATTTGTTAAATTATCTACCTTAATGTGCTGATCAATATTTTGTAAAATATCTAAAGTAGATCCTTGACCTTCCAAGGAAAGGTAATATTGCGATAAAAACTCACCTACAAGAGGAAATTCCTCTCTTACAAATCCTGGAAGTTGATTTGCAACAACTGAACTAATCTTAATTCTTGTGTCTACCATTTGTTTATAATCTTACTAAGTTCCCGTTTGTGTAACTTGAAGTTATTTTATATGTTGTTCCTGAAGGATCAGCACCCGAAGAAATTTCATCAGATAACATATTTAACACACTATTATTAATATCTAGTTGCAAATATAAATCTTGTAATCCAATCACATCATTGGAGTATGGAGAAACGGAAATTTCAATAATTGATTCTCCTTGCATAGTTTTTGAGGTTGAAACTATATTTACTGGATTTAGTAATATCTCACCTTTTTCATAGTTAACAGTACCAACAGATCTTTTTACGATTGCGGGTTGAGTAGGTGAATCTAACTTAAAGAAGAAAATTTCTCCCGTAGTTTGATTTGCATTTGGAATATCAGAAAGATATAATGTATCATTTATTCCTGAAATTTTAAACCCAGAGGATTTTATATTGTAATTATTTACATTTTTAATGTGAAATCTATTTCCAAAACAAATTTCATAATTTGCAAATTGGTTCAAACTAGCTCTCAGGTCTCTTCTAATTTGTACCTTAGTGATATTAGATGTTACAGATTCATGACTATTATCTACAACATTTTGAAATTTGCTGGACTTAAATCTAGCTCCATACCTATTCAATTCTGTAGAGTTGGCGTAACTATTAATATTATTAGATATTATAGTTTTTACATAATCAGAACTTGGTGCAAGATTTGTGTTATAATAAGCAGTAACATCAGTTTCCAGATATAAGTATTTCAAATCAAGAATTACTGGAACAATACCTGCAACACCATATTTTCTCAGTTCATTTTTTAAATTATCTTTAATTGAATTTGGTACGAATGGACCATAAAATGGTTTAATAGTTATGAATACTTTTCCATACTGCGGGGGAGATAAATCTTCTCCGCCAAATACAGATACTGATTGAGTTTCTGGATAAATCTTTGGAATCAATGCTTCATAATCAGATGCAGTTACAGCACGATTCTGTGCAGCATAAATTCTTGGTGCATATTTTTTAACAGAGTCTACAGATTCAATTTCCTTTCCACCTTGAGAAGAAATATTTGTTGTAATAAGGGAAATTCCAGATGTAATAAGATTGTTATTATTGTCTACAATTCTACCACTAAAAGAAAATGATGAAACTCCATTTCCAGATGATCCATTGGTAATTATATACGATACATTAATATAGTTTAAAGATTGTAATTTTTCCCCAAATATTCCATCACCAAAAATTAATTCATATCTTTGATCTTCAATCTCCTGTAAAAAGAATACTCTAGACGTTGAGGTGATTGAAAATAAACTATCAGAAAGAATAAATTTTCTTGAATATGTACTTGCTTGCGTATCTCTAACAAGCACTTCAATTGTTGAAGTATCAATATTTGCATTTTCTAGAATGTATCTTTGAGGTGGTGATGGATTTTCTGACTCAACCGTAAAGTTAGTTGTTAAGAAAGTTCCTTCATAAATCTCAATATCTTCAAAAAACGCAATTCCGTTTACAACCGGAACTGTTATATCAGCAGGAATTGCAAAAGTATAATTTTCTGATCCAAAACTACTTGAAGATGTACAGATAATACCTTTTTTTATAGTTAATGTAAGTGGATTTGTTGAAAAATTTGTTGTGTCTACAAAAAAAGAAATGGATGCTTTTGCTGCTGTTCTTGATCTTGGAACATATCCTATATTTCTTGCAAGTGAAACAACATTTTCTCTTAGTGTTGCACTATCAATAAACACCTCATTGCTAATCATATTAGCATTATATGAGGAAATATATGTATTATATGCTAGAACATCAATTAAAGTTGAGAGATTAGATCCCTCAAAATCATAGTCAGTAAAATTGGAATTCGATCTAAGATAATCTTTTATCGAAGTTTTAATTTGATCAAAATCTAAATTTGTAAAGTTTACTAATGCCATTTATCGTGTTGGCTGAAGTGCAAATGATAATTGTTGTGGAAGAGCATCAATTCCCACAATACGATAATTTATAGTAACGTTAAATTCGTTGTTATCATAATTTGGTGAAACAACTACCTCAATTAAATTCACTCTAGGTTCATAATTTCTAATAGTATTTTCAATTTCATCTTTGATGATCGATGCAGAAATTTCGTCCATATTTTCAAAGAGAGATCTACTCACCTTTGAACCTAGATCTTCATTAAAAAATTTTTCGCCAGGATATGTAAATACTAAATTTCGAACAGAACGGGCAATAGCAGTTTCATTTTTTAAAGCAATTAAGTCATAATTTACAGGGTTAACCTGAAACGTCATACTTAAATCTTTAAAACCTTTACTTACCCTTTCTACAGGCATAAAAAAATAATAAATCTATCTTATTTATTAGGGTTTTTTAGATTCATAAAGTGGTTCTGTACCATATTCCCAATCATCATAATCCTCGTCATTACGAATTTTTTCATGAATTTCATTTTGAACTTTAAAATTATGCTTTTTGGGTGTTAAATCATCGTTTGCAATCTCTCTAAGCATTTTTTGGTCCATTTTTTGCTCCTGATTTGTTAAATCAGAACTTTTTACGGGGTTTCTATCCCGTTTTTAACCATATCATAGTCATCTTCAAGGATTTCTTTTAGATATTCATCATTCCATAGGTCATAATATGATGTTTTAGCTAGAGTTTTTCTAAATTTTTTTAATTTGTCAGTTGGTTGCGCTAAAATTAAGTTATACTTACCATTATTTGTCTGTATACCATTAATGTATGTATCGTATGCACCACAATCTTCAAAAAATTTCCATTTCTCATGCTTTGAATTATAAAAATCAATCCAGAATTGAATGGTATTAAGATCTAAGTGGTCTTCGACAATAAAAATAATGACTTGATATCCTTCTATTGGTGCAATGTCTTCTGCGGAGCACTCTATGATTTTAAATTTTGAATTTGATGCAAAGGGACAAATGGCAAATCCATTTAATTCTTCTCTTACTTGAGAAACATTTTTAATCCAATTTAAAATATGAAGTTCTTTATCTGAAAACATAAAAAAAGAGTGCTTATTTCTATTTAAGCACTCTTAAATTTATTTTCCTTGACCTCGATATTTCTTCTTACGTCCATTACGAGAAGTCGCTGAAAGAAGAGTACGAGCAGACCGCCCTTGGCGAGTCTTTTTTGGGGCTCCTGCTTCAAATACAGTCTTATTCGTTCCGCCTTTAGATGCCATTAAATTTCCTCCAATTCAAGTAAGTTTAAATCAATTTTTTCATCGTTATAAAAACGTTCTGAGAAGTCTTGAAGAATCTCACTACAGTCTTCTGTAGTGAGATTTGTATAAATTTTACGACCTTTGTATAAAAGATTGTAAGTTTTTTCCATCAGATAATACGAGTTTTCTCATGCCCCACACGAATGCGAGGATCACACCAGATTTGATAACCTTTTTCAATTGCATCAAGACAGAATGAGACATCTTCACCACACATGTCTTGAACTGCACCGGACTCAAAGACTTGCATCTTTGGAGCAAACCAAGGATATTCAAGATTCTCAAAGACTCCATTTTTAATTAGAACCCAACCAAATCCTGTGTAATCCACTGTGAAAGGCTTTCTACGCTTGGAGATTGAATCCACAGTTTCATGATTCATTACACCACCATTCTTACGGAAATCATCTTCTTCTAACCAGTGTGCGACAGAGGTTGTGTGACCATCTTCAGTAGCATACCATCCTGCGACAATTTCACGCTCTTCTCCTTCTTCTGAAAGAGCCATATCACAGAGTTGCCAGAACTTGTTAGAATCAAAAACAATATCACTATCAATCCAAAGTTGATAATCATATTGAAGTTTACCGTCCCAAGGAATTTGCTTTGGACCTCGAAGTACATTTGCTCCAAGTACCTTACAACGTGCGAAGTTAACCATCGATGAGTAATCTTGAGAAATCTGAATACTCATTCCATTTTGTACTAGATCAAAACAAAGTTG